TCTGCTTTGGTCTAGTAGGTTAGGCTGAGAGCGAGCCTTCGTGAAATGAGCCTCATAACGAGTCTCACCAGTCAAACGGCCCTCATCATCCCTAATAGTAGTTTTAGTCATCTCAATAATGGTGTGTAGGTAGTTACTGGTCTGCTTTTCCCACTTTGGGTATTTCTTACCAGTTGTAGTACCATCTGCCTTCTGTTCATAGTTCCAATGTGTCTCATATACCACATTGACTCCCAACCGCGTCAATTCGCGACACATGGAGGTCAATTGGTGGAACCTGGTGGTCCTAATTTGCCAGTTGAACCTCATACCCACCTTCTCTTGTGGGCTGATAGAGGCACCTATACCGTCAGGTGCTGTTCCAAGGTCCTCGATGAACATACAAGACTTAGCGACACTGTCCCATAGGTCTACAGCAGTCACAAGGACTGTGTGGAGCCTAGGGCCATCATAAGAGGGGTCTAGTTGGGTCTTAGCCCACTTTAGAGCCTGTTCTGCTATTCCCATAGTCCTGTTGTGTGTAGCAGGGTAGTCGTAAGCGGTTCTAGAGTCGCCACTTTGCATTACCCAAGGGTTCTGACATTTGAACTCAGACCTTCTGTTTGGGTAGAACGAGTCCCTAAGCCTCTGCCCACCACCATCGAAATCGATGATAAGACAGCACTGCCCCTCAGGTATTCCATTGAGAGCAACTGCAGTCTTACATGTACCATCGTCACCAATGATTCCGGTAAACTCACCTGTGATGGGTTCTATTTCTTCTGCAAACCACTCTTTCTTATCATTCTCTTTCAGAGGTGTGTAAGTGGTTTCTTCTTGTGGTACAAGGGGTTTAGCGTTCTCTTCGTTAGAAATAGCAGCCTCCCTGTCTTTGAGTGCTTTGAATCCACTCATCAG